GCGTCACCGGGCGCGGTGGCCGTCGCGGTAGCCGGAGCGGCCGCCGGAGCCGTCTCGGTCGCCGGAGCCGTCGCCGTCGCCGGAGCCGTCGCCGTAGCCGGAGCCGTCGCCGTCGCCGGAGCCGTCGCCGTAGCCGTCGCCGTAGCCGGAGCTTTTAATCCATTTTCTAAACTGTTCTTCTATGCTTTCCATATTTTTACACCGTCAATACTTTTTGCTGCTTCATCTGTAACAGATAAAATTTCCAGAACGTTAAAAACAACAACCTCTTCGACTGTGATAGGAAATTTACACTTCTCAGGTCTTGAAGTTCCTTCCTGAGCAAGCTGCGAAAGACTAGCCGCGCCATCCCAATACCACAAGCGACGTGCATTCTTTAAAGTTGCTGTAGTACCTTCAATTTTTTCAACTTCTCCAAAAAACACTCCAGATCCATTTGCTCTAACAATTTTTCTTGTTTCCATTTTAAAAAACTCCTTATATTTTTTTAAGGTTATTTTTACGCATAACCCTTTGTTTTTCCATTACCTTGACAAAAGAACGGAGATACGTATATAATACACACGATTTCTACTCCGTAGTTTTCAAAGGCCGTCTGCACTGTCGTTTTAGCAGGCGGCCATCTTTTTTTTATGCTATTTTCTGATATTCAGCTTCATAATTTTTAAGACTGTTTTGAGCTTCAAGAAGTTCCTTCTGATACATTTCCTGGTAATAACCTGAAATATAAATTGCAATCTGTTTTTCACAGTATTTAATTTTTGACTTCATATCTTTGATTCTTGAATAAATTGCCGATTTTTTACAGGCGTTGAAATACTTGTTTAATGGCGTAACTGCAACGTGATCCGTTTCAAAATAATCTTCGAGGCTGTCTGTATCATTTGTTACAGTTCCAAGTTCTTCTGGAAGAGTTCCACGTCCGTAATCTCTAGCATAAACCCAAACGCAGTTAGATAAATTGTCGATTGAAAAATAACAAGGAATGTAATTATCGTTTACTTTGATTCCGTTAAGTGTGATTTTGATTTTAGTCATATTTCTACTCCTTAGAGGTGTCGTTCCTCTTGATATTTAAATAATAGCACGCTTTTATATTATTGTCAATAATAAAAAACAAAAAAAATATTTTATTTTAAGCGGTATTTTACCCTGCGATATTCATTGTAAACTTTGCCCCCCATATATTTATCTTTCTTTTATTGTACTCCATAAATGCCTTGCTTCTAATCCTAACTTATTTGCATATCTTTTCACAGTTCTTGGATGTACATTTAATCTGCTTGCTATTTCATTTAATGTTTTTGTTTTATCGCTCCATAGTGAAATAAACAAACATTTATCGAACATTGAATATTTATTTCCGCCTGCTCTTATTTTAACGTTGTTATTTTTTAACAATCTGAAAATAGTAGTAGAAGAAACATTATACATTTTTGCAATTTCAGATGTTGATTTTCCGTGCATATACAGATCTGTAATATACTCAATATCTTCTGACCTGTTTATATAATTTCCGTTTCCACCATTCGTTGAGTTGTATCCTTTTTTATATGAATTATATTTTTTTATATAAAATATTTCTCTTTCAAAAAGTTTTTCGACAGGAATCTTATCCTCTAAGAGTTCAACATAAAAGTTAGAAACTCCATAAAAGTTAAGTGCATTATAAAGTTTATAATTTCTTTTTGTTCTACAACTCGGTTTACAATGTTGTAAAAATCGTTGTTTATATCCATTTGTTGTTTGGCCGATATAAACTAAATCATTTATTTTGTTTTTAATAATGTAAATCTGTCCTGTTTTCATTTTACAAACTCCTTATCAGCCCCGGAATTCCGGGGCTGTAGTTTTTAAGCAATTTCTGCAAAGTTTGTTGCGAACATTCTTGCGATTGTCCATTTCATTCTGTCAGCTGAACAGAACGGAACCTTTACAGATCCGCATTTTGATTCGTTTTCAAAAACTGCAATGTCAAAAAGTTCATTCTGCTTGCAAAGAACGATTTCTTTTTTTTCGTCTTTGAAAAGCACATAACAATCATCTACGTCATTTACAAGATTTTCAGCCTTTTCAATATTTGCTTCTGTTGCCTTGCTGATAGCGTCATAATCGTACTGAACGAAGATGTAAGTATTTCCGCCTGAAAGGATTTCTCCGGAATACTGGTCATAGTCGATAGATTCAAATTTCATGCAGGCTTTTTCGATTGCCTTAATATCACAGGAAAGGTCTTTTACTTCGATTCTTGTTTCATCTGAATATCCGCAGATTCTGCTTCTAACGGAAACCTGTCTTGAATTGTAGCCAAGTTTTTTGATTTCAGCTCTGATTGCTGCACTTCTTTCTTTGTTTGTCATATCCTACTCCTTGCGGCTGTCGTACCGCGTTTATGTTTATAATATATATCTTAATTATAAAAACGTCAATAACTTTTATCAAAATAAATCTAATTTTTTCTGTTTTTATCCAATTTTTTTGATACGGTCTTAAACACCGTATATACGGTGTCGAACGGTGTTCAACACCGTTGAATAACTCTTAACTTTATACTCTAAATACTTAACTCTAAATTTAAATTTAAACATATACTCTAAATACTTAACGGCAAAATGCCGAAAATATTTTTTTTTATTTTTTTTTCACTTCCGCTATTGACAAATAACAAAAAGTGGTTATAAACTGAAAACAACTTCGGAACGGAAAAGCAGCTTCTCCTGTAATTTCTTTCAAAGTTAAACGCTGATTGCCGGCAGCGTGTAAAACAGTAGTGGGAACTTTAGAACCTGGAAACATTTCAACAGGATAAGCCGCCGGCGGGCTTCTTCTGTAGTTTACAGGTTCTTTTTTTTAGGGGGAAAAATGGAATATCCAAAAAAATTAATTGCAAGTTTTGCAAATGGTAAAATTACAAAAAAGGAATTCGAGCGGATGTTTGCAGAGTATCAGCGTTTAAACGGCGTTGATTTTTTCTGCCGGGGCTTCGGAGATTCAGACGGTTTGTATGTAACTTATCGCGGACAAAAGGCAGTTTTAAAAAACGGGATCCTGCAATGGTCATACGGAAAAATAAAGACTGCAAAAAATCTTTTTGAATTCCGCCGTAAAATAGACGCGCAAATTTTAGGTGAAAAAAGATGAGAAAAAAAACTGAAATTCTTGAAAAGGAAATTAAGGAATCTTCTGTTCTGAAGCAAGTTGAAGAATGGTTGACGCTTCATCGCTTCTGGCACATGAGATGTAACAATTCAGCAGGCAAGGCGCAGAGCGGGATGTTCATGCGCTCCTTTACTTGTAACGGTCATCCGGTCAAGGGCGTCTCTGATATTTACGCAATTAAAGACGGTGTAACATTTTGGATTGAGTGCAAGAGGCCCGTTGGCGGTGTCTTATCAGTAGACCAGCGGAACTTTCTTGACGCGATGAATAGAAACGGAGCTGTAGGAATTGTGGTCAATTCCATCGAGAGCCTTGAGAATCAACTTAAAGAAGCCGGGGTAAATTATGAATGATGTAATAGACTTTGACGAACTTAGAAAAAAAATCGAGCCTGTATTTAAAGACATGGAAAACGACATAAAAGAAACGGAGTAAAAAAATGGCTTATAATCTTAAAGATATTAAGAAAGAATTTTCTGCAAAAGGTATTTTTTACACCAAACCAGAACTGGCAATTTATTTAAAATCATTTCTACTGTAAGTTCTTATCTAGGTCATTCTAATATTGCGACAACAGCAATATATACAATGACATCAAGAAAAGAACAAGAAGAACAATTAAATCAAAATATGACGTGGTAAGGATTAAGAAAATGGCAGAATTATCAAGAGTTATCTGGAAACCAATTCCGGGAACGTGCGGAATTTACGAAGTAAGTAATTTTGGAGAAATCAGGGATAAAACAACAAAAAGACTGCTGCATATAAGCTGTAATTCAAAAGGTTACGCAATAGTAAATATGCGGAGGAAACTTTATAAAGTTCACAGAATCGTAGCTGAAAGTTTTGTAAAGAAACCAAAAACAGAAAAACCATTGCAGATTGACCATATAGACCGAAACAGAATGAACAATGATTCAAAAAATCTGCGCTGGGTAACTGCTGCCGAAAACAGAAAAAACAGCGGAGACCGTGCAAAATATCAGACACACGCAGGAAAAAAAATAAAAAGAATCAGCGTTGAAACTGGGGAAGAAGTTGTTTTCAAAACCTTAACGGAAGCGGCGCGGAGCGTAAAAATGGGGCTTTCGACAATCCGCGAACGGTTACAGTCTGGAAGCCCAACCAAAAACGGATTTAAATTTGTATATATAGACTAGGAGAAAAAAGAAAATGCCGGAAAATGAAATCAAACAGTTTGTTGAATTAGTTGTTGAAATGAGACGGACACAGAAAGAATACTTTAAATTCCGCAATTATACCGTAATGCAGAAATCGAAAATACTTGAAAAGGAAGTAGACGAAAGAGCTGCTGAAATCCTGAACGGTTTTAAACAGGATGTAGGAAATCAACCTGATTTATTCGGAGAATCTTAATGGCAGAATTTAAACTTCGCTATCATCAGCAGAAAATTGTGGATGTCTGCCGTGATATTTTATGCGGTGAAGAAATTAAGGAAATTGTATTATCAGTAACGCCGGGCGGCGGAAAATCTTTTGTTCCTGTAATTCTTGCGGAAAACCTTATTCCGACAATTGCCGATCGTATTTGCTGGGTAGTTCCCAGAAATGCCCTTAAATATCAGGGCGAAGGCGAATTTGCAGATCCAAGATGGAATACTGCAAAAAGAATCCGCGCAGCTGATAACGGCTCTGATTGGTCGCGCGGGCTTGACGGTTACGTTACAACGTACAAGACACTCGGACAGAATCCTGAAGG